ACTTCAGTCACGTCAGTACCAGAAACTGTCTGAGTGATGTTGTCACCACCGTTAAGAGCTCTGATAGCCGCTTGTAATCTCGCGATTGAAGTTGTTGAACTTAAAGTGTCAAGAGCGTCTGCTCTCACCATGTAAGTCTTTGTTGTGTTTGTGTTAGCCAAGTTACCTTCACCAATGATGTTGAAGCCTTCTTGTGCGAAAGTGTTTCTCACTAACTCAAGACCAGCAGTCGCTGAACCAGATGTAACATCACCTGTTTCCGACGCCATAGAGTTTTTGAAGTCACACTTGATGAACGTGATCTCAACACCTTCTAACTCTGTGTTAGTTACGTGTGAGAAATTGTTTTTAGTTATTGCCATTTTAGATCCTCCTTTTTATCTGATTTAAATGACTATGATGCCGCTCAGGCATCAAGTTAAATGTATTTATGGGTGTGTTTGGTAAATTATGCTGTATTATTACGTTTTCAGCCAGACTTCGTCACTTTTGGTGCGTGTTTTAAGTTTATAACCCAACTTTTTCAATATATCCTCGGCCACACGTACTATGCCGGGTCTTTTGTCCCTCTTCATCTCGATGTTGATCACCGGCAGGTTCTCGGCTATGGTCTCCTGTGCGCCCTTGATTAGTAGGTCCTCGTAACCATCAACATCTATCTTGATGAAATCTATTTGAGTCAGTTCGAAACTATCCAGTGTCTTTATGTGTATGTCTCCCGGAGTGCGATCTAAAATCTGGTGCAGTGGTTGATCAAAAGTGGCGGTGTGCTCTGTGTCTCCTAGTCCAACCTGATGTAATACCGCGTTCTGGTCTGTGGGTATGTTTTTCTTCCAGCACTCCGCGAACACAGGGTTGGGTTCGAAGCAGTGTACATTGTCGAAGTCCTGCATCAGGCTCCTGGTCCACATGCCCACGTTGGCGCCCGCATCAACACAGCCACGCCATGATTTTATGTGTTTGTAGGCCTCGCGCCTCAGTTCTGATTGCCCATCACCTGCGTTCTCTATGAAAGTGGGTTCGGTGTGCTGTCCATGGTAGGCCACCCAGAAGTCTCTGCCTGTTGGATAGGTCATTTCTTCCTTTTGCACTGCTTACATCTGCAATCTGGACAGTCCAAACACTCGGTGCAGGATTTCTTGCAGTGCTGTTCACAGCCACAACGCTCACAGATGTACTCGATCATCACAGTTCCTTAAACTTCTTCAGTATGTCGGTGTTGGGCAGTTTGGCCTGTAGTTGCTGTTGTAGCCTGTGCAACGTCTGTAGTTTCAGTCTGGATTCCAACCTGTTGTAGTTGGCCACTGACCTCCTGATGTTCTTGAGGTTCGCATCTGTTATGTTCAAGGCTCTTTCCAGTTGTGTGAGGTTCTTGTAGTGGTCCTCCCATGTTCTCATGTACCTCCTCAGCGCCATCACTGGCACCGGTTGCCTCTGCCTCATGGCCTGGGCTTGGTTCTTGTTCTTTAATTTCTTTGTTATCTCTGGGTCTCCCGACACTATGGCCAGCATGTTGGCGAGATCGTTGTTGATCATCCGGACCTGGTCGAACGTGCCCTTGGCCATGGTCTGGTCCGCGTATGATTTTACAAAATCTGCTGTGTCCTCGTGTTGACTCATCAGTGACAGCGTTAGGAAGCTGAGGTATATTCTCTCTGTGACTTCTGGGAAAGTGTATCTCTGCAAGTCACTATGTCGCCTTATGACCTTGCCCTCAGATACATACTTAAGAAATGGTGTCAACATATAGATATTTATTGTACAGATGAAGAAGATTTTTATTCTAACGGACTTGATGTATTCGGGACAACATCTTCATTATGAGAATTTTATACGCGATGCGTCTCTAGTTGATGTGCAGTTCACATTTGAACCGGAGTACTGGAACCTGCACAACTATGACTGGGATATATATGACGAACTATTCTGTATAATAGATCACAGGGAGGGTTACGAAAGCAATCCAGAGTTCGTAGAGCAACTGTCACACCGATCGACTTTGTTAAAACAAAATGGATTCAAGTTTATACTAGCAAGGCCGTGGGAAAGTGCGGAGAACATCAAAACAAGCAAATTCTATGAAATTCTAAAAGGTCTATCTTACACAGAGTGGTTGGGAGATGCCACGTGGTTCTGGTATTGGATGCGTCAACAACACCTAGGTAAAAGATATGATTGTGATCATTCGCACAAACCATACAGATATCTCTACTTGAATAAATTTCCCAGGAGACATAGAACACTTCTATGGAACAAGATGATGCAGGGCAAATTATTGGGCGACAGCCTTACATCGTTCATAGGTCTGAATGAACCAGTGAGACTGAAACCCGAATACGAACTCCCAGATGTTGATTCAGACAACTATCCCTTAAGGGGAAAGGATCAGGACATATACACAAAACCATATGAACACACCTGCTGTTCTATCATAAGCGAAACCAACGATAATGACAATCTTTTCATCACGGAAAAATTATGGAAACCAATACTGTGTCAACATTTTTTTATAGTACACGGAAATTATCTATACCTGCAGAAGATAAGAGAGTTTGGGTTCAAAACCTTTTCATCATACTTCGACGAAAGTTACGATTTAGAACCTGATCCATTTAAAAGAATTGAAAAAATCTATGTACTAATCGAGAGCCTAAAAAACTTCAAGTGGGAAGATGCTTATCTTTCTTCCAAGAAACTTAGACAGCATAACTACGATCTCTTCTGGAGTGAAAGTTCCTATAAGAAGGAACTTCGTAAAACTGTGATGAAGTTTTTAGGAATCGAATAATAGGTCGATTGTGGGAAACAAAGTTCTGTAATCAGTGCCGCGTCGCCTGTCTAATTCTTTGAGATAGACTTTGAGTAGTTTTTGTTGTATTTGATCAGGCTCTGTGACGTTTGCTTCTTGCCTTATGCCTTTTAAGTTGTTTAATTGGGATTCTTTTATAGGATCACCATTTGTCTCGTATACTTGTATTGCTTCGTCCATTCCTAGGGGAATAATATGCTTACCAAAAATAGTTGGATTCAAGTATTTCCTTCCCGTGTCCCCGGCCTTCATTCCACTCCAGTACACCTCTCTTATTGTTGACCATTCGTTGACCTTTCTTATAAGATCGGGCAGGGTTGGTATAGTGAGGGCTGTCATGGCACTGTTAATGCTGGGGGTTATTCTTGTCCTGTTTAGTATAAATTCAAAATTTTCAACATACTTTTTGAGATCTAGTCCTTTCCTCACATATTCTGCCTGGTCTCCCCAACAATCTAGACTTCCTACCACTTGAATATTATAAAGTTGACCTTTTTCCACCAATGACCACATCCTTGCCAACCATTTCTGTACTCTTGCTGTATCCACTGTCAAGTTTGAAAAAACGACCAATGTTAGATTTTTATTCGATGTGCCCTCGAGAAATTCCACCAATCTTTCGGTTTCTTTTTGTAGGAATGGTTCTCCACCTAGTATCATAAGTTTGTTGAGATCTTGAATGTGCTGGTCTAACCATAAAAACAATTTATCGGTATCTTCTTGAATTTTTGGATTTATTTCAATTTTACCCGGCAAGTACAGATGTTCGTCCCTGTTGTTGATGTCCCCCCATAAATATTCTCCGTGTATTCTGTTCTCGTTATCTATCGTGGAACTGAATTTGCTGTTACAATAGATACACTTAAGATTACAAGTATTACTGAAATAAATTTCTAGTTGTGTTGGGGTCACCCTTGTTGCTTTTCTGTTGGTTTCCAATTCCTTGGGGGCAGTAACTCCTGGCATATTCAAAGATGACAATCTATCAGAATTTCCTTTGGAATCTTCTGTACTCTTACAGTGTTCGCACCCTCGACCTGGCCACTGACCGCTCAACATTTTTTCCCTGGCCTCTATTTTTGTTTTTATATTGTGGAACTCTATTTTCCCATTTTTTATTTCGTAGGGATCGTGCGTCACACGATGACAACTGGCTGTTGAAGCCATGGTTAGGAACACGGTAGAATGATTCCATTTTAATTGGCAAGGAATACCCTGCGTGATAGGGAATGGTTTAGATTTCATTAATATTAGTTATTTTTAAATTTGTTGATCGCAGTTAGGTTTCTTCTAGAGAATCCCAATCTATCTACCAACTTGACGGCACTGCCTGACCGGTCCACCGCCACGAATCCTTCTGGCTCTGTGACCTCTAATCCCGAATCTGTCTGTTGGAATGAGCCAATGGCCTGTGCCTGGTTCATCTTGCGAAGCACAAACGCCTTCATTGTCTGTACTGCTCTGTAGAAAGTCAGCATGGCCTGTAGTGGCTTCTTAGCTCTGTTGAGGAATATGGGCATCTGTTTCATTTTCTCTTGTCTTAAGTTAAGGGCCTTTTGTGCTTTGAGTCCTGACATCTGCTGTCGCATCCTGTCTGTGTAGAACTGCTTGAATCCCTGCAGGAACTTGATGGCATCGTTTGGTAGTTTTCCTTCCCTCACCATGGCGTTGATGTACATCTGGAACATGGGCACGAAGTCCTGGTTCTGTCCCAACACACTTGCGAGATTCCTAGGCACGTTGTTGAGCAATGCCTCCAGCTTCTCGATACCATTATAGAACTGCTTGGTCTCCGCGTCCGTGAACTTAGCGGAACCCGAAACGTCCTTGTAGGTGGCGTTGTCAAAGAACACGTCTGGCGATCGCGTGAACGAGTCAACGTCAGCTCCGGCCTGTGCGTTCATTTGCGCTAAGGTATCACCCA